GATGTTCCGGTCCGTGGTGCATTCCTCGAGCGTGGAGAACTGGGCGCCGGCCTTGAAGTAGAAGACCCTGTTGTTCCAGGAGGTGCCGTCCAGGATTTTCCAGACGGTGATGTCCATGCCGGCGTTCACGACGCGGGTGCGGGAGCCGATGGCGAGGTCCCCGTTAACCCAGCAGGTCCCGGGCGGGGGTTCCACGATGCCGCCGGCGGCGGCCGCGGCGTCCAGTGCCGCTTGCATCCCGGTGGTGTTGGCCGTGACGGTGGCGGGGGTTTTGTCGTTGTTGAATTTGACGTTGTACGGGGCGAGATCGGGATAGATGACGCGCGGGCCGACCAGGGCGGCGAGGGCGGAGGCGATTTCCGATTCGATGAAGGTGTTCAACGCGACGGCCGTCTCGGAGGACGGTGCGCCGATGAGCCCGGCGATGGCGGAGTCGTTGAGCTCCCCGATGCTGCCCACGGTGTCAGCCATGAACTCGGTGAACCGGGCCTCCCACGCCTCAAGCGCGTCTGTGACGGTCGCGCCGGTGGCGGTAAGTCCGGTGTTGGTTTCATCGATGATCCGGGCCATTTCGGCGTTGAATTCCGGCCGGAGCGTGTTTTCCATGTAGTCGCGGAGCCGGTACAGAACCTCGAGGTAGGTTTCCCCGTCCCGGTAGGTGAACGGGGAAATGTTGTTCACCGGCCGAATCTGCACCGGGAAATTGAGGCTAGTAAGCATAGAAGTAATTCCGTTCCGTGAATTCATCACCGTTTGACCAAATGAGCATAAACAATTCTTTCAGTTCCTCAATAATCATCATATCGACATTCACCAAGGATTGGCGGTACTGCAAAAGCATCATCGCGGGATTGCCCTGAAAACCCGAGGTGGTGTTGTTCCCGGTGCCCTGCTGCTCCACCGTCGAATTCTCAGTCGATTCACCCTTGGCGGCAGTGTCGGAAACGTTGTCCTGCGCGGACGTGGCGTAGTCGCCGTTCCCGGAGAGCAGGGTCTGGGGCAGCTGCTGCGCGACGGCCCGGGATTTCGCGTCCGACGTCGTGTCCGAGGTGCTGTTCCCGGCGGAGGTTGTGTTGTTCGCCGTTACCTGCTCGTTAGTGATCCGAACGGTTTCGAGCTGGTTGAACTTGATCGCACTGATTTCGTACTGCTGGTTCATCACCGGCATGATTTCATCGAGTTTACGGAACAGGGCGAGCCGGAACATCGAGACAGTTTCCTGCCCGATTTCCTGGTTCCAGAAGTGGTTGCGGATTTTCCGGTTCAGCTCGCCGCGGTGGGATTCGTCGAACAATGGGTAGCCGGTCAGGATCACCGACTCAATTTCCGGCTCAGTCTCGAGCGCGTCCTTGAACGTCATGGTAAATGTAGCCATCAGTTGCTACCCGCTCCCTGGTTGTCGGAGGACGTGCCGCCGCCGGTGACGAATTCTTCGCCGGCCGCGTCGGCCGGCGGCGGTGGGGGCTGTTTGAAGTCGACGGTGATGTCGAGCCCGAACAGCTCTTTGATCTGTTCGCATGCGTGTTGGCGGGCGTTGAGGGCGATGTTGCGGGTGGCTTGGACCTGTTCGTCGTTGGCGCCGACCTCGGCCGCGACCAATCTTTCTTTCTTGTCCTGGTTGGCGTTGTTGATGCCGAGGAGCCCCATGCATTCGTTCCAGAGTTTGGAGCGGGCAATCATCAGGTTGGGGAGGGTGAGCGGATCCACGGACAGATCCAGCACCTCCACAACGCTCATATCAAGGGTGTCACTACCAAAAATGGTTGGCTGGCCCTCCTCGATTTGGCGGAGGACGTTGACGTAGGAGGTGCGCTGGTTTTCGGGTGCCCTGACGATCTTGGTTTTACGCATGTTGTCCGAGGTGATTTCAATGGACCGGTCGAACTTGGCGAGCTTGTGCGCGTACAGGTTGATGACATCGAGGTCCGGGCAGCGCAAATAGTTGGCCCAGATCGGCACGCATTCGGCCGGGAGCTGCACACCGTCGCCGTCCCGGCCCGGGACGGCCCGGAGGGAGGCGGACTTGCCGGCGCCGGCGCCGGGGCCGATGACGGTAAAGGATACGGGGTGGTCCATGAAGTTGGAGTGACCGGCGCCGGAGCCCTGCGCGGTGACGTACTTGTCGGTGTCGGCGTCCTTGTAAAACACGGCCAGGGCCCTGTAGGTGAGGTTGAGCTCGAGGAACCTTTGGTCGACTTCCTTGGGCAGGTTGACCCATTCGAACCGGTTCATGCACAGTTCGGAGAGGATCCGACGGTACATCATTTCGAGCGCGGCCTGGTTGTTGTTGGCCGGGTTGTTGGCGCGTGCATTACCGGACAGGAACGGTGCATAAAATTCGGTGTAGACCATGTCGCGTTTGCGGCTCACAGCTGTATTCCTTCCAGCGGTGCATTGTCCGCAATATCAATATTTCCAATGTCGGTTGGGTTACTCCAAACGGTAACACCCTTTTCAAAAATGCCCCGCAAAACCTGTTTGAATGATTCCGGGCATTCGCTCGAACTAATGTACGTTTCTTTGAGTTTCCAGTACGTGAAATTCTCGCACACCATGAAGTTATCCGGCATGCGGCCGAACCGGTTCACCGAATACCCGTAACGCAACCAGAATTCCCCAATAGACGCCATGGCCGCCGGCTGGAGCATTTTGACCTTGATGTCATACCCCCATTTGTAGGTGGCGAGGTTGAACGCGTCCCCGCCCAGCTGCCCGGCCGTGGTGGGCTGGATCATCCGGGCGTCTTGAACCTTGGCGTTGATCCCTGCGATGGCGTTCGCGTAGTCACCGTTCGCGGCCATGCGCCCGTATTCGGCGTTGGTGTCCCGGTTGAACCCGGACAACTCGTTCTGGTTGTTGCTCACGGTCTGGGTCAGCAGGTTGGCATTAGCCAGATCGGCGCTGTTCTTACCGGTGGTGAGTGCGTAATCAATACCCGCGTTGATGATGCCCATGCCGCCACCGGACACGTTGCCACTCATGACGCCTACGGCACTGTTACCGGCTGATTGGAGCGCCTTGTATCCAGCCATGGTGTTGTTGAGGTTGGTGGACATGTTCGCGGCGTTGAGGCCGGCCGCGGTGTTTGCCTGATTGGTGGCGATGCCAGCGGTGCCCTGGGCGGCGGCGGTGTTGACACCCTGACTGGCCCGCTGCTGGGACCAATCAGCGCTCGAGTGCTGGTAGGCAATCGAATTGGCGTTGGAGGCCATGAACATTTGATAGCCGTTGTTGACGGTCGAGAACGTGGGGAAGTTGGTGATCCCGGTCGCCATGTCCAGGAACTCGCCGCCGTCGTTGAACAGCCCGTAATCATCGGACACCGGATCCGGACCGGGCTGGGCGGCGTTGTACCGGTACGGGTAGAACATCACCCGCGGGCCCGGCTGCGCGAAGTGTGGAACTTCCACGACGGTGGCGTGCGCGTCCGACCAGGACTCAGGTTTCAGCAACAACGGCGTGCCGGTGTAGGACGTCATTTCCAGCACCGTGTACGGGTAGGTCAACAGCTTTTTGAGGCCCTGGTAGCGACCCTCGGGCCCGAGCACGATCTCTTCGCGCCAGGACGTGTTCATCGGCGTTTTCACAGTGGTGAGGGAGCCGGCGTTCACCTCATAGACGGGGACGCCGGCGACAATCGTGGAGGTGCAATGCATCCCATAGGTGCCGATGGGCGGGATTGCCGTGATGGAAATGATGCCCTGGGTGATCCACGGCTTATCAGAGAATGCTTCCATGAACTGACGGAAGTGGTCGAGGTTGGCGAACACGTAGGTTTCGGCGCCGTTGGGCAGGTTTTCGAGCTGGGAGACGGTCGCCGATTTGAACTTGGGTTTCGGGTTGTCGCCGCCGGTGCCGGGATCCTCATTCAGCGCCACGGTGGAGGTGACCAGGATCGAGTAGGAACCGACGTCGGTGGGGGTGACGTCCCGGGCGGTGGCAATCTGCCGGGACCACTGGTCCACGATCTGGTATTCCCCGCCGATGTCCAGCCCCTCGGGCATGGTGAGGAATTCGCGGCCGTTGTCGGCGAACTGGTTCTCGTTGGCGATACCGATGTGGCCGCGTTCGATGTAGCAGTTACCGAACGTCGCCCCATACCCGAAGGTCTGCCACACGTCGAGCTGGACGATGAATTCTGTGGTGTCAGGGGCAACATAGTTCACGTCGGTGATGAAGTAGTAGAACGCCTGGCCGGTGTCCCCGCCGCTGATCGGCTGCGCGGGGTTGTAGGCCCGGATGTAGTTGAACCGGCTGGCCCGCTCGAACGGGATTTGGAGGCGTACCGGCCGGCCGCGGGCTGCGTAGGACGCGCCGCTGACGTTGATGACCGGGCCGGCGTTATTGTCAATGTAGCTGTCCAGTCCTGCTTTATTGGGGAATCGGACAATATCGCGGTAATCGGAATTCCACGGCACATTTGCCAGGGTGACAGTTGTCCCCGCCGTCCAGACAGCATAATTGAATCCGTGCCCGAATGTTTTTTCGGTGGGAAGTTCCTGCATTTGAGTCATGGATAAACTTTATCCTATGGACAGCAGAAAACCCCTTCCCGGAATCCTGGGAAGGGGTTTTCTGTAAGGGCGCCACATGCCCCGGAGTTTATTTACGAATTGATGGGGGATTCGTAATTAGCTCACGGTTACAGTGTACACCGGATCACCGGGAGCACCAGCCGCCTCAATGGTCACTACAGCACCATTGACGTTGACATGTACGTCGCCGGCGTCGGCGCCGGTGACCTTGACGTCCTTGGCGGCTGCGGTACCGCCGGGGACGGTCACGGTGTACGTGTGCACGGCCGGATCGAACGTCGGCGACACGGCAACACCCTTGACCTTGATCCCGGTCAGCTGTTTCTGCGCGTCGTCGGCCGTGGTGGACTGGTTGTCCACGTTCGGCCAGGCTTCGAGCACGACGGGCCCGGAGACGGCGAACGTTGCCGAGGCGGTTTCGCCGTTCCGCATCAGGTTGTCCGGGTCCAGCCAGGTCGAGGTTGCCGTGACGGTGACGGTCGCGGCGCCCTCGTCCCCGCCGATGTTCAGCACACCGGTCTGGGAGACGGTGGTGCGCGGCGACGTCGCACCGGACAGCGCCCAGCGGACGCCGGCGTTGAACGTGCTGAGGTCCTCGGTGATCGCGGCCGAGTTGAGCTGGTAGAGCTCGCCGCGGTCCACGGTGGTCGGGGTTTCGCCGTCGCGGTCCAGGATGGTGATCGCCTCAATTCCGACAACGGGTGCGTGGACCTTGAGGATTTCGTCCCCGCCCTTGGTGGTGAACGCGATGGCCGGTACGAAACGGGACGCGGAAATGACCTGCCAGCGGTGCAGCCAATAGTTGGTCTGCAACGATGCCGGGTTCCACTGGGAGGCGGTCTCGAACACCTGGTCGGCGACGACGAAGAAGTCCTTGGTGGTCAGGATCGCCTCGACGCCGTCGATGCCGAACTGTTCCTTGGGGATTTCGATGATGCGGCCGGAGGTGGCCATCTTGTCCACGTTGAACGCGCCGGCCAGTGCTTCGACGTCGAGGACGGCGTTGAACTCCGGGGAGACGAACAGGATGAGTTCGTCCGGGGTCGCACTGATCGGCATGTGCGCGGCGTTGTACTGCGTGGAAATGAATTTCAGTGTGCCGGCCATGGAACGGATCTTGGTCAGTACGGACTTGGTGTCGGCGGTGAGCGTGGTGGAGTCCGGGTTGGTGATGTCCCGGATACCGACCTTGAAGTAGCCGCCGTTGGACTCGTATTCGGCGAACAGCTGGCACATGGCCAGGAACTCGTCCCACTGGTCCGAGGTGCCCGGCGCGTTCATGATCTGCGCGGCGAACGCCGACAGGCCCTGGGTCTTGTTGAACGCCGACATCAGGAGCGGCTGGTTGATGGTGATCTTGTACTTGTCGCGCCGGTTGACCCGGTGGTAGTTGGACTGGACATCGACGGGCGCCGTGCCGAACAGTTCACCTTCGAGGGCGTCCCGCTTGGGGTCGTAGGTCTTGGCCTTGATGAGGCCGACCATGATCTCTTCGATGCTGTCCCCGCCGGTGAGCATGCCGCGCTTGAACTCGGCGAACGGGTTCGTCCAGGACGTGCCGCGCATGATGGTCAGCGCAACTTTGTTGACCAGGGCGTCGATGAATTCGTTCTGCTGCGGACGGTAGGTCTGCAACGCCTTCATGGTCGCCTGAATGCCGGCCTTGGTGGCTTCCGGGATGCGGGCCTGGTAGTCGGGGGAGGCGTCGTCGCGGATACGGTCGAGCAACACCTCATTGCTGGTGGGCTTGAGGGTGCGTACGTCGAGTACAGCCATTTACTGTGTCCTATTCAAAGAGGGAATCGACGCCGCGCGATTCTCCGGCATTGTCGTTTTCGGTTTCCTGATTTTCCGGTTCCCCGGCTTTTGGTGCTGCAACCATTAGATCATAATTTACAGCTTTGAGCCGCGTAACCTCTTTATCACGCAATTCAATTTCCTTTTGCGTTTCCAGAAGTTTGTTTTCCCGGTCCTTTATCGCGGCGTCACGGATGGATAGTTCCTCGGTGTACGTCTCGTTGAGGTCGTCGGCGAACGTCTCAGGAATCCCGTTTTCGCCGGGGTTGCGGTACTGCTCCATCAATTCTGCAAATGTCTTGGGCATTTTGTTTCCTTTGGGTAGCGGAAAACCCGCCCACTGGTGCGGGCGGGTTTTCCTGTTTCGGACTCCGGGTTGACTGGGTTGTAACCTGCTAGGGCCCTCCCGGTGCCGGCCCCATTCAAGGGGAGCGTTCCGGCCCGGACAACACAGTCAGATTCCCAGGGTCACGTTTCGGTGGCCGGCGCTTCCGGCTCGTGGATGGTCAGTTCATGATTGGCGGCGTATTCCTGCAATGCTGCCAGGACCACCTCGGATTTGGATTTGCGGACTGTCCAGCGGTGATCTTCGAGTGCTGCGTACAGTTCGGGGGAGACGGTGGTGCTTACCTGCACTCCCTTGGTTTTTGTAGCCATGTGGCACTTCCTTATTCTGTGGCGGATTGTTCCGTATAAAAACCATAGCACTCAATTCATGTTCATAGTAAATCCAACGTCTACAAGAACAATTCCGCCCGGAACCCTTTTTGGCTGCAACTTTCCGGTGAACCGGCGCCCGCCGACAAAGTCGGCAATGGTGAGCTGTTCGGCAATACGGTCAGGCAAACCCGCGACATGGGTTACATGCGAGCCGTCGAACAGCTTCTCAATATAGGCCTTGGCCCGGACAAACAATGCTTCCTCGAACGCGTATTCGCGCTTCCATGCCCCAAGCGCGTTGGGATCCACCCACAAGTCCTCAGGGTCCTGGGGGACAAGCAGGTGCAGGGAGTCGGTGTCAGCGTAGGCGAACGTGGCATAGTTGCGCTGCGCTGCCCTAATGGTGACGTCCCGGGCGTAGGCAGTGATGAACACACCCATAGCGGTATAGACGGGGTCGCGCTTGTCATCCTCACCGATGACGAGTTTGACGGCGTCCGCCTCATCATCGAACATCGGAATCTTGGGGGTGACGTTGGGGTTGGTCGCGAACTTCCCATAAAGGGAATTCAGCATGAGTTTGGCGAGGGCCCGCATGCCGCCGTCGCTGTTGGCCTTGACTTCCATCCATTTGTCGATGTACTCGGTGAACAGGCCGGTGATGCCGTGGAACTGCCACCCGCCGTTGTAGGCCAGGATGTTCAGGTCGTAGTGTTCCTGCCAGAGTGTCAGGTCCACGTTGGTGCACGACATGGTGACTGGTTCCTTGATGTGCTCCTGGTACTCGGTGGCGAGGAAATGTGAGGTGCCCTTGACCTGGATGCAGGGGACATGGCCCGGCTTGAGCTTCGCGGTGAAGGTGACTGAGACGATGAACAGCGGGTATTCCCGGGACGCTGTGGGGAGCCCGGGGCAGTAGACCGGTTCGCCGTAGGGGAGGACCCTGTCGTACATCACCGAGGGGTAGAGGGAGTTGACGTCGTAGACGATGCCGGGCCCGGTGATCTTCCCCTGGTAGCGTTTGGCTGCGTAGGTCCAGCCGCCGCGGTAGGCTGCCCGGATTTCGTTGTCCATGATTTCGGGGAGGACGGGGAACATTTTGTCGAACATCCTTTTGCCAGTGATGGATTTGAATTCGGCCAGCGCGTCGGATCCGACCGTGAGTTTTTTCATGTCCTGGTCGAACTGGATTTTCAGGGCCCTAGCCACAATGAGGACGTCGGCGGCGATGTAGGCCCGTTCCGCTGCGGTCGGTGTGTGTCCTGGTGCCCGGTAGGCGTGGTAGTCGAGCTCCCCTTTCTGTTCGGGCTGTTTGATTTTCTATGATACCGCGGCCACCGAGAAGGGAAGTTTTTTGAGGGAGTCGCGGAA